TGTGAGTACTGGTTGCTGTTGTCTCTGCGTGTGTACGATCTGACGTACGTCATGCTCTCGACGTTGACCAAGCACCGCGCTGTGATGAGTTCACTTGCACCCAGACGCACAGCAATACGCCAGCCATACTTGGGGTCATACACTTCGTACGGATGCGTCTCACCATCGTGAAGACCTTCCCACCGCATACATGAGTGCGGCCCGTCCTGTACAGCTTGCACAATCTTGGGAACCGTATCCCACAGCACAAACTTATACGGCACATGACGCATGGCAATGTCACGCACCCAGTGGTCAGGCATGGTAGGGAAGTGTCGCGCTATGTACTTGCCAACAGATGTGACCGTCTGCCTGTCGGCGTAGCCGTGTGCGTCTGACCTTGTGTATGCGATGCGTGATGGGTCAGAGTCCGATGCGTGAGGCCACTCAAGCACAAGCAGATGCCAGTCAAGCGGGGGTGCGAGATACACGGCTTGCTGTATCGCAGGATGCATGGGTGATGCATCGATCTCGCGCAAGAACCAAGTGCGGTAGTTGGCAGGGTCACGGTCAGGGTACTTGGGTTTGTACGACTCTGGCAAATCATTCCAGCCGTACTTCTCGATGTGTCTGCCGACATTAGCGCGGTTGCGTAGCACCGTGGCTAAGTCTGTCATCCATTCCCAGCGGGTAACGCCGCAGTAGTTTGCGGGTGTGTACTTGTTCATTTACTTCTCCTTTCGTTGTGGTTATGTGGCCTGATTAACGGGTCAGGCCGACCCGTTTTTATTAACGACTAAATCTGGGGAAGAAGTTACCCAGTGCCATCTCTGCATCGAGCCGCTCATCGAGCGGGATAAACTTCTCAAACAAATCCATGAACGCAGTCAGGATGCGCTCCTGATTATTCAAGTCAGCGTACATGTACGCCTCGGCCAAGCGGGATGCGAAGCCACCACCGGTGCGCTTCATCTCATGGGCTGCTGCGAATAGTTGTTCTGATGTGTATTTCATGGTGTTACTCCTTTCGGTTGGTTGTGGTTGTTACTCGTAGCGTGGTGTTGTTTCGGGATAGTGAGGCTTGGGCATACCCTCACTGACGATGGCTGCATACCTGCCCTCGGACAAGACGCTGCTTGTCTCTGGTCTGCCTTCGTTCCACTTGGACAGGATGTTGTGCAGGTCAATGGCGTAGGTGTACGCCTCGCCCTCATCACTAAACCCTCGCAGGTACTGTGCTGCTTCAGGTTCCATGCATAGCTCGGCGGTGTCGTAGTACCAGCCACCCTCCTCGTGCCCGCCGAATGCGCGGTCTTCCATGTAGATGGCTACGGTGTAAAAACTTTTGCTCATTTCATTTCTCCTTTCGGTTGGTTGTGGTTACAGGACGGCTATGTACTTGGCAAGTACGTCGAAGTCTTCCTTGGGTATCTCGCGCCAGCCGTCGTCGCGGATGATCGTGCCGTAGCACCAGTAGCCCTGCATTTCCTCGTCCCAATCACGTTTGGTACGGTCACGCCACTGCATCGCTGTCTTATCCATGTACTTGTCTGGGCTACCCTTCGTGTGGAACAGGAACTTGTCGGTGTACTCCATGTCACCGTTGATTTCTTCAATCCGGCCTAAGTAATATTTCATTTGTTGCTCCTTTCGGTTGGTTGCCTGATTTATCGGGTCAGGCTGACCCGTTTTTGCTGCACTATATGTAGATTATACTACATCTAGTTCTGCTCTTTGATTTCTCTGGCCAGTGCCATGAGTTCGTCGGCGGTGTTGCTTGTCGCCTTGCGTGGTGGTTTAAACACAAACGGTTTGTCGTAGTTGTCCTTTGCTGCCTTGGCTTCCCGCTCAAGCCGCTGTACTTGTAGCGCAAGGGTTCGCGCCTCTCGCTCCTCGACTTTGCGTTTGTCCACGCTGGCCACGTGCATCACCCGCATATCACCCTCAACACCCGTCACCTTGACCGGCAGGGTTTCTTTGTGTGCCATGTACTTCTCAATGATCTCGGCGGGGGTGTACGTTTTTCCGTTTGACTTGATCGTGCCGGTCTCATTGGCTGGCCGCAGCTTGCCCGTTGCCGTACGCCAGAACAGTTTGTTTTCCCTGACGTTGTAATAGAACCGCCGATGCATTTGCTCCGGTGTCAATTCGTCCAGTGGTATGGAGCACAGTAGCCTGAACGCCTCACGCCGCTCAGTTGCTTCCCGCTTGCGCCTTGCCCGTTGTGCCCGCTGGATGTGCGTGGTTTTTTGTTTAGTCATAGGTGTCTCCATGATGTAGGTATAGCGTCGGTCTCCCCGTATCTGTCGAGCTTGCCTTGTGCCCGCATCAATTCCAAATGCGCCTCGTCATCCCTGCGTTCTTCGGCTGCGGCCAGTGCCCTGTCGATCTGGCCTTGCAATCTGGCTCGGGCGATGCGGTTTTGTTTCGGTGCGACTACCCGTTGGAACGGCACTTTGCGTTTGGCCTTGGGCTGCGGTGGTATTTGCATAAACGCTTGGGCAATCGGGTCTTTGATATGCAGCGGTATCCAATCAACCCAATGGCTGCCGTAGTTCGGGTAGTTCTTCGCCGCTGCGATTTGTGCCGGTGTCTTGGGTTCCTTCCCCCTGCCTTGCTCTTGTTGCTGTCGCAACAGGCTGGCCAGTAGCTTTTCCATACACGCCACGTACGCAGCGAAGGCTTCATCCCTCTCAGGCGTGGGGTTCATCGGCTTATATCGCTGCCCAACCTGTGCGTTTGCCAGTTCGCGTTTGAGTGGAGCCATCAGTGCAGCCCAGAGTTTCTTGTGTGTTGTGTGCTGAATCTTCAGTGCGCGGGTGTTGGTATCCATGATTAAACAATAAGTTGAAATGAAGTATCTTAGATTAAAAAACTATCCGGTGCAAATGGACATTGGAAGCCGTTGATGTAAGCCAGATCACAGAGAACTGTCCTGTCTATCCATATGATTGTGGCAGAGCTAACACCATCAAGCTTTTTTGTTTGCGGTTGTTTGCACGTACACATACAAATACTTTCCTATATATATGTATAAATATAGATATAGATAGATAGGACAGTTTTTGTTTTGCGCCAGTGTTTGTGCGGGGTTTGCGCGTCTTTTGTTTTCGGATAGTTTTTTAGTGATGGATAGGTGGAAAATGGGGTCAGATTGACCCCTTATTTGTTGTTTAATCTTAGTCCACCCATTTCATACCGTACACAGAGGGGTAGTACTCGCCGGTGAAGCCTCTGTCACCCATCTCCTTCACATAAACCCTCCCCGTTGATCCTGCGTGTCGTGGTTCCTGCCAGCCTGTGACGATGGCTGCTTCGCCGTTGAAGTCGTGCGCTATGTCGCCGGTCTTGACTTGGATACCGGTGGATTCTTTGATGAGTCGCATGATTAGTTTCCTTTCCGCATGATGCCGTTGAGCTTGTTGGTGATGACGACTACGCCGAAGGTGTAGCCCATGATGCCCAGATAACTGAGGTTTTCCAACAGTTCGGGCAGGGTGATGACTACGCAGGTGGTTGCAGTGATGGTGCCGATGATGTCGGCCAGACGAAGTGAGTTCATGGTGGTTTTCCTTATGCGTACAGGTTGCGGTAGGCGAGGTTGCTGTTACGCAGTTCGCCCAGTACTTTGCCCAGTTCTTTGGCGCGGCTCTTGTTGCCCGTCATCCATGCGATGGACTGGGCTTCTTGCAGTTCGCGGAACTCGCGGACTTCGTCTGCTGTCAGACGTTTGAACGAATGGCGGGTGTATTTTTGGTATTCCATGGTGATTCCTTTCGGTGGTTGATTGTTGCGCTACGAAGAACAATGGGGCTGGATTGGACAAGAAACGGAACAGCGGCCAGCCCTCACGCCGCTGCCCCGTGGAAAAAACGGGTCACGCTGACCCGAAATCAAGCGAGTGCCTTGAGCACTGCGCGCTGCTGCTTCGCATCGAGCTTGTTGAAGGCACGGATAATCGCGTCTACTGGGTCAGTCTTGCCAGATGACGCGCTACGCGTCTCGCCCTTCAATGCTGCCATGACATCGCGTACTTTGGTCTTCAGGAACTCATAGCGCTTGTGCTTTGAGTCGAGCATGATCTTGCCCGTTGACGATTCGTTCCAGCCCTTGCCTTCGGTGTACTTCGCGCATACCGCAACGATGACGTACGGTCTCTGCTCTGCGTCTGTGGTCAAGCCTTCGGAGTGCAAGCTAATGACAAAGTCATCAGATGCGTCAAGAAACTTGGATACGAGTGTGTTTACTTTGGCTTGTGTCTGCTTGTTCATGGTGATTCCTTTCGATTGAGTAGGTTTACCGATGGCAAAGCGCCATTCGGTAGAGCCATTATCGCAAGTGCAGGGTTTCCAGAGCCTTTTTCGGGTCATTTTGACCCTTTTTTGGTGCAGTTTTGGCAACTTTGCGACCCCACCGTACCCCCATGCCCCCTTTTTTGGGGTGGCATACCCGTCGCCATAGAACACTATTCCGTAACCATCCTCACCATTTCAGTTATTCACTTGACAACACCGCCCTGTAAACCCAAAACCCCGCACTGACAACTTAAATTCCGGCCACTGTAAACTTAACACCCACCCCACTATTATTAAAAAATTTACAACATACTTGTCAAACGTTGGACAACACCACCCAAAAAAAGCCCCCGAGGGGGATCGGGGGCCAAAGATGCTCCATCAAGAGCAAAGGAGAAGCAAATGTCAAGAGTTGCCACTTGCGCACTTGCTGTACACACTATACACTCCGCGCAACGAGGTACGCAAGGGACCTGCGCATGTTGGATCACTTAATAGATTTCACGCCAGATGTGGACGATGACTCCGCAGGCTTTGTTGCGTTTGAGAAAACCGCCCCGGCGGACTTGGTAGATGCTCAGGTAGATACCGCAGAATGGCTAAAAAGTCTGGGAGCTGCCAGCGACGAAGTCGCCAATGAACTAGAAGCCCGAGCAGCCAGAACCGCCTTCACCAACATCGTCACCGCCCAGCCCGACGAGCACTCCCGCGCTGCCTTGGCTGAGATCAAAACCCCCGCTGCGGTACAACACCTTGTTGGAATGCTAACGGCGTATGACTGGGAGTTCATCAATCAGGCCAAGGAGCTACGCGGATACACAGTGGCCAAGATTCTGGAAGAGACCAACCATCCGACGGCCAGCGTCAGGCTAAAGGCGCTGGCGCTCTTGGGCAAAGTCACGGAAGTAGGGCTGTTCACCGAGAAGATCGAGGTCAAGAAGGCAGAGTTGTCCGACGCGGAACTCGAAGCGCGGATCAAGGAAAAGCTGGGGAAATTCGCCAAGATCGTGGACATCACGGATGTCAGAGAAGTGGAAGAAATAGAATGTCAAAGTGTAGACAATGAATCCAGTACTGAGTCCTGAAGAGATAAAGGCGCTTCAGCGCGTCCTCCCAACCCTGACCCCCCGAGAAAAAGCGGAGCTACTTCAGGATTTGGAAGAGCGGGCAGCGAGGGCATCAAAAATAATCGGTAGGGACTCCATGCTTGGGTTCGCCACCCACGTGTATCCGGGATTTAAAATAGGGCCACATCACCGGAAGCTCTCAAAGATATTTGAAGAGGTGATCAGCGGTAAAAAGAAGCGGGTGATTATCAATATTGCACCCCGTCACGGTAAGTCCGAATTCTCGTCTTACTTGTTCCCGGCTTATTTTTTAGGCAAGTATCCAGATAAGAAGATCATCATGGGTACCCACACGGCGGGTCTGTCCGAGGACTTTGGTCGGCGGGTGCGAAACCTGATTGAGTCGGAAGAGTACCAAGAGCTTTACCCAGATACGCGGATTGCAGATGACCAGAAAGCAGCAGGCAAGTGGAGTACCGGAGCAGGAGGGCAGTATTATGCAGCGGGTGTCGGTGGTGCTCTGGCTGGTCGCGGTGCTGACTTATTTGTTATTGATGATCCTCACTCTGAACAAGATGTAAAGTCCAACAGCCGGCTGGCGTTCGATACGGCGTGGAGCTGGTTCCAGACAGGCCCGTTGCAGCGTTTGATGCCGGGCGGGGCAATCATTGTGATTATGACCAGATGGTCGCTGCTTGACCTGACTGGTCGGCTTATAGACTACCAAACCAGAAACCCCGACGCGGAACCGTGGGAGATCGTAGAACTCCCGGCTATTCTGTACGAAGACACCGACAACGAGAAAAGCCTGTGGCCAGAGCAGTGGCCGCTGGAACAGTTAAAGAAAGTCAAAGCAGCGCTCGACCCCCGGTACTGGAACGCCCAGTACATGCAGAACCCCACCTCAGAAAACTCGGCCATCATCTCGCGGCGCGATTGGCGCATATGGGAGGCGGATGAGCCTCCCCAGTGTGAGTACATCATCCAGTCTTGGGATACGGCCTTCGAGACCAAGAACAACTCCGACTATTCGGCTTGCACCACGTGGGGTATTTTCTACAATGAGGAAGAGAACGACACGCCGCAGCTAATCCTGCTGGACGCATTCAAGGAGCGGATGGCGTTTCCAGAATTAAAACAAACGGCGCTAAAGCACTATAAGGAGTGGGAGCCAGATGCGTTCATTGTGGAGAAAAAGGCAGCAGGCGCACCCCTTATTCAAGAACTCAGAGCAATGGGCATCCCCGTCGATGAATTCACCCCAAGCCGAG